CTTGACTTTACTTCTTAAATCCTCTATAATATTCTGTAAATAAATGAGGGAACTATGCGCGACTTTTTAGAACATGCCGCTAAAAAATACTATGAAGGTGAACCAGTTTTATCAGACCAAGAGTTTGATAGATTGATTTCTATGTACGGAACAGAGAAGGTCGGCTATCAAGTAACGGATGGAACCCCTCATTATTTTCAGATGTATTCTTTGCAAAAGTTTACTGAAAAACCTACTGTTGATGCTCTAGCCTACGCATACAGCCCAAAGCTAGATGGTGCAGCAGTATCCCTTCTGTATATTGGTGGACAGCTTACACAGGCTCTTACTAGAGGTGATGGTAAAGTTGGTAAAGATATTACCAATAAAATTAAACACCTTGTACCAAATACTATAGGATTTACTGACACTGCCTGGGTCTTACAGATTACAGGAGAAGTGGTAGCTCCAGCTTCTATCCCGAACGCCAGAAACTATGCAGCGGGTGCGTTGAACTTGAAGAGTGAAGAAGAGTTTCTTGAAAGAAATGTAAACTTCATTGCTTATGATACTCAGCCACCGATAAGCGGTACCTGGACAGGGGCTATGCAAAATCTCTTGTTTCAAGGATTTGGTACTGTACAAAATGTACAGGACGGCGTATATCCTACAGATGGAGAGGTATATCGGTTAGACAACTATAAAAAGTTTGAAACCTTAGGGTATACTGCACATCATCCAAGAGGTGCATTTGCTCTCAAGGAAAAGAAAGAAGGAGTAGTAACTCAATTACTCGATGTAGACTGGCAAGTTGGTAAGAGCGGGGTCATTAGCCCTGTGGCTATTTTATCTCCAATTAAAATCGGAGATGCAGTAGTAGAAAGAGCAACACTGCATAACATTGAGTATATTCGCAGTTTAAATCTTGAAATAGGTTGCAGCGTTGAAGTGATTCGTAGTGGTGAAATTATACCACGAATTTTACGACGTGTTGATTAAAATGTACCAGTCAAAAAATAATTCTTGACACGCAACCTGTTTTTATATATAATATACGTTCAATTTCAAAGGAGCACTTTTAGTGGAGAAGATACTTGCACCCAGTACTTGCCCAAGTTGTGGGGAGTTTCTGAAGTGGGAGAATCATATCCTCTACTGCCGCAACGTCGAGTGTGGCAGCCAATCACAAAAGAAAATCGAGCACTTTGCCAAGACTTTGAAGATCAAAGGTCTAGGCCCTGCTGCAATCGAAAAACTTGAGTTGAGCAATCCTGGAGACCTTTACTTCCTTACGCCTAGCGATATTGAAGAAGCTCTGGGATCTAAAAAGTTGGCTGAGAAATTGTTTGCAGAAATACAAAACTCTAGAAATGCACCACTAAATATGGTATTACCAGCACTGAGTATTCGTTTGATAGGCAGGACAGCTACTGAAAAACTTTCCAAAATATGCAATGGACTTCACGAAGTCGACGAGGAAGTTTGTAGTAAAGCAGGTCTTGGCCCGGCGGCTACTGAGAGTCTGCTGAAATATCTGGATGAGGGACTGACCTTTTTCCTCCCTCATACTATGATGTTTGAGAAGCCAGTGCAAAGAGACATTGTTGGTACGGTATGTATTAGTGGTAAACTAAAGAGTTTCAAAACCAAGGCTGAAGCTACAAAAGCATTAGAGCAACACGGCTACACAGTAAAAAGTAGTGTCACAAGAGACGTAACTGTATTGGTTAATGAAAGTGGTATTGAGTCACAAAAGACAATCAAAGCTCGCGATGACGGCTTAATGATTGTGGAAAATTTATTAGAATTTTTAGGAGAAAACTATGGCACTGCCTAAGTGGACCGACGAGCGCACTGATGAGCTCGTTACCTTTGTAGGTGATGAATCACCTATCTCTCAAGCTACTGTTGCGGAAGCAGCTACGCAGCTTGAGACCTCAACTCGTTCTATCTCTAGCAAACTGCGAAAGATGGGATTCGAAGTAGAGCTTGCCTCTGCTTCTAGCTCTCGTGCATTCTCAGAATCACAAGAAGCTACTCTTGCAACTTTTGTGCAAGACAACAGCGGTGAGTATACTTATGCTCAAATCGCTGATAACTTTGATGGGGGCACATTTGATGCTAAGCAAATCCAAGGAAAGATTCTTTCTATGGAATTGACCTCTCATGTTAAGCCTGCTCCTAAAGTAGAAGCAGTACGCACCTATAGCGAAAGCGAAGAGGCTACCTTTATCGAAATGGTCAACGATGGAGCCTACGTAGAAGCTATCGCTGGTGCTTTGGGTCGAGAAGTAAACAGTGTTCGTGGTAAGGCTCTCAGCCTTCTGCGCTCTGGTCATATTGACGCTATTCCTCGCCAAGAGCACACAAAAGGTACTACTAAAGAAGATCCTTTAGCAGACCTAGGTGATCTCTCTTCAATGACCGTTGAAGAGATTGCAGATGCTATTGGCAAAACTGCACGTGGTGTAAAAACCATGCTTACTCGTCGTGGTCTCGTTGCAGAGGACTATGATGGCGCTGCTCGAAAAGAGAAGGCAGCAGGTTAATTTTATTGTGAGGTATGGTCTTTTGGTGACAGAAGACCTCAACCGGATGCTTGGACAAGGCCACACCTTGTACCCTGCCTCATTTATCTTCGGGGGAAGTGTTGAATATTGCGAGTGCTTTAATTAAGCAGGTGTTGACGCTGCAGGACTTTGAGACCTGGACGTCCGTTCGCAAAGATTATCTACCCAATGAATACCACACTATCTTCGATGTTGTGGATAGACATTGTGAGAAGTTTCATTCACTTCCCACTTTCGAGGATCTCAAGTTTGAGGTACGAGATACTGCAACAGTAGAAAAGCTCTTTGCAATAGAGAGTATAGAAGTGGAAGCTGATGCTTTCATGCTTCTACAGTACCTCAAGAATGAGTATACGCAGAAGGAGATCCTAGACTCTCTCGAAACGTATATTGATAACTCTGTAGCTTTTGAAGATGCAGAGGAATCAGTTGCACATCTACATCAAATTGTACTCGACGTTGAAAAGAAGGTCGATCTACAGGAACCTCAAGAAAGTATGCAACGCATAACTTTATTTGAAGATGATGATGAGATTGGTAAGTATTTGGCTCTTGGTCTCAATGCAGACTACGACCACGAGATTCAGTTCTCTCCGAGAGACTTAGTTCTTATCGGGGGTCGTCGCGGGGCCGGTAAATCGCTTACCTGTGCAAATATTGCTCATAGTGTGTTTGAGGGTGGTAAGTCGGCTATGTATTTCACTATTGAAATGGATAGTCGCTCCATTCTCCAGCGCATTTGTTCTATCTCTACCGGAGTGCCTTTCTCCCGACTTCGCACGAAGAATCTGAGTGTGATGGAGTGGCAGCTTGTGGCAGGCTGGTGGGCCAATCGTTTTCAGAACGGCCAGGATAGATTGAAGGAATACAACGAACATCGTGACTTTGAACAGTTTCATCATAAGTTGACGACAACTTGCGAGCTTCTCCCGACTCAGCAAGTTGATGTTATTTATGATCCAGCTTTGACTCTTGCAAAAATCAAAGCAGAAATGGACAAGAAAGTGAAATCTCTCAATGTCGCGGTTGTTCTTGTTGACTATATCAATCAAGTCAAGCGTTCTGCAGTACCATCTCGTATGGGACAGTATGACTGGACAGAACAGATAGAAGTGAGCAAAGCCCTCAAAAGTATGGCACAGGAGTACGAATGTACTGTTGTGACTCCATATCAAACCGACGCAAGCGGTGAAGCGCGTTTTGCAAAAGGTATACTTGATGCAGCTGATGCTGCTTATGCTCTTGAAACTTATGACCAAGAGGATGCAGCCATCACATTCAACTGTACTAAAATGCGTTCTGCCGCTATGCGTTCCTTTACTTCTAGTGTCAATTGGGAAACTATGAAGATTGGCCCAGAGTCTGCAATGACACCTACTGAAAGAGAACAGTCGGAACATAAAACCGGCGAAGATATTGACGATCTATAACAAAAATATTTCTTGACATTTTTGTTAAATCCCTGTATAATATAGCTTCATATTTCGGAGAGTTGTATTGATTGTACAAGGCAGTATTGGTCACACCTATTCTGGTAGACGTAAAAAGACATTGAAAACAAAAAAGCAAAAACAAGCAAAGTTTGTACCTCTCACACGCGAGAAGTACTCCTTTACCCCTGCGTGGTGGGAAGAGAAGAGACTGGAAAAGAAGTCTGCTCCATTTATTCCTTTTCAGCCAAGGCAGTTAGAAGATACTTCTTATCGTCAAGAAGTTAGTAAAAAATATACCGTCAGCATTCCGTACAACAAAGGTGCCTACCAAGTTGTCCCAAATGATGACATCAAAAATATTGGTAAATAATTATGATGACACTAAGTAAAACTCTTATAGTAATGATGGAAGAGTGTGGAGAACTTACCCGCGCTTGTTCAAAAGTACTAAGACACGGGATGGATGATGATCCTAAGTATAGGCACAATCTTATATCGGAACTGGCAGATGTACAGGCAATGATACATCTAGTTGTAAGTGCTGCTAGCCTTAGCCCCGATCATATGGAAAAGCTAGTAGATAAAAGATTAGAAAGAATGGTGGAACCCGGCTACGAATGAATGTACAAGAACTACTTCAACAAAAAGATGTTCATTTTATCCAGAAAGGAAAAGACTTCGTAGTAAGATGTCTAAACCCTGAGCACGATGACCGTAATCCGAGCATGAGAATCGACCAGATTGATGGTCGGTTCAATTGCTTTTCGTGTGGATATAAGGGCAGTATTTTTGTTCACTTCGGTGAGAAAGCATCTATGATGCAGATGAAGCGTGAAGTAGTAAAAAGAAAAATACAGGAGAAACGAGCAGAAAATGTTGGACTTAATTTCCCAGCTAACTATATGCCTTATGTTGGAAATTGGCGTAATATTTCACCCAGAACTTATACAGAGTTTGAAGCCTTTGAACATACAGGAAAAGATTATATTAGTCGTATAAACTTTCCTATACGGGATATTTCTGGAAAGATAGTAGCCTTTCAGGGTCGGCATACTGCGGGTGGTACACCTAAGTATAAATTTACACCACCTGGAGCAAAGCTTCCTCTCTTTCCACAAGTATCTCCTCGACTTGGAGAAATCATACTTGTAGAAGGTATTTATGATGTAATAAACTTACATGATAAAGGTCTTAAAAATACAATGTGCTGTTTCGGCACAAATAATATAAACGAAGACAAGCTGGCTATGCTACAAATGCAAGGCATAAGTAGAGTAGCTATCTTTCTTGATGGCGATGAGGCAGGCCAAAAAGCTGCCACTAATATACAGGTTATGTGCGAGAAAGTTGGTCTCATAGCCAGGAATGTCTATCTCAAAGACTTAGACCCTGGTGCACTTACCGAAACCCAAGTTACTAAACTGGAGAAAAAATTATATGCCTAAAGTTGCATTAGTAGAAACAAAAACAAGCCGTACAGACTTTACTCGCGAGTTTGATAACGCATTTGACTTTGATCAGTATCAACTATGTTCTGATCCTACACTCAAGAAAGTTCTAAAGCGAGATTGTGATATTTCAATCAATACAGATGAGTATGACTGGGTAGTGCTTGTAGGTAGTGATGCTTTGAAATATTTTACAAAAATAAACTCCGTTACAGAATACTCTGGCAAGAAAGTAGAGAGTAAGTTCTTGCCTGTAATTAATCCTGCGATGCTTGCATTCAAACCAGAAGCTCGTAAGACGTGGGAAGACTCTAAGAAAAATATTATTGCGTATATCAATGGCGAAATAGAAGATGTCATTATTGATGAAAGCATTGCAATGGGTACTCAGGATACTGAAGTAGCAAAAGAATGGATTCGTGGTGCGTTAGCACATACTGGCGATTACATTGCACTTGACTCAGAAACAAATGGTTTATACCCTCGTAATGGACATATGATTGGTATATCTATGTCCTACAACGGCGAGAGCGGTATTTATATTGATACAGAGTGCTTTGACGACGAAATAGAAGGTATGTTGAAAGAGCTTTTTCTGAAAAGAAGAGTAATCTTTCACAATGCCAAGTTTGATATGGCATTTTTTCAGTATCATTTTGGCTTTGAGTTTCCTCGATTCGAAGATACCATGTTGCTCCATTACCTCATAGACGAGAATCCCGGAGGGCACGGTCTAAAGCAGTTATCTATTAAGTTCACACCCTATGGTGATTATGAAAAGCCAATGTATGATTGGATTCAAGAATACAAAAGAGCAAATGGCTATAATCAAGAGAGCTTTTCCTGGGATATGATTCCTTTTGATGTAATGAAAACATATGCAGCTATGGATGCTGTGTGTACTTTCTTGCTCTATCAAAAGTTTAAGAAAATCAAAGAGAATCCAAAACTCAAGTGGGTCTATGACCATATTCTTATTCCTGGATGTCGTTTTCTTATAAATGCACAAGATAATGGAGTGCCTTTTGATCGCACCAGACTTCTTGTGTCTCAAGGATTAATGCAAGATAATATTGATGAAGCAATTCAAGCTCTATACGATGTTCCTGAAATAAAGAAGTTTGAAGCAGCTCAGGGTAAGCAATTCAATCCTAATAGTACGGTACAACTTCGAAGCTTGCTCTTTGATTACATTGGTCTAAAACCTACGGGTAAAAAGACAGGAACTGGTGCAAATTCTACAGATGCAGAAGTGCTGCAGCAGTTAGGAGAAGAGCATCAAGTTCCTAGCCACATACTTAACATACGTCAAAAATCTAAGATCAAGAATACTTATCTGGATAAGATCATTCCGCAACTCGACAGGGACTCTCGACTTCGTACTAATTTTAATCTACATGGTACTACTAGTGGACGTCTTTCTTCATCAGGTAAGTTAAACATGCAGCAGCTTCCTCGTGACAATCCAATTGTAAAGGGTTGTATTAAAGCACAGGAAGGACACAAAATTGTTGCAATGGACTTAACCACCGCAGAAGTATATGTGGCTGCAAAACTTGCAGAAGACGAAGCTCTCATGGATGTATTCCGCAGCGGCGGAAACTTTCATAGTAGTATTGCTAAAACAGTCTTTAAATTGCCTTGCCCCGTAGAAGAGGTTGCAGAACTTTATGGAACTCAAAGACAAGCTGCAAAAGCAGTCACATTCGGTATTATGTATGGTGCTGGTCCTTCGAAGATCAGTCAACAAGTAACAAAAGACTCGGGAACATATTTCAGTGTATCAGAAGCTAAAGAAGTTATTGACGACTATTTTGGATCTTTCCACCGTCTTAAAAAGTGGTTGGAAACAAATCAAAAATTTATTGAACAAAATGGGTTCATTTATTCGTTTTTTGGACGGAAGCGAAGACTTCCAAACGTACTATCTGAAGATGCTGGTATTCGTAGCCACAGTATTCGTTCTGGGCTTAATTTTTTGGTACAATCACCTGCTTCAGACATTAACTTACTAGGCGCTATTGATATGAATGATTATATACGAGTAGAGAAGATGAACTCTCGTATTTTTGCTCTGGTTCATGACTCTATTCTTGCAGAAGTTCCTGATGATGAAGTAGAGCAGTATAGTACCGCTCTGAAAGGATTCATTCAATTAGATCGTGGTATTTCGATACCCGGCGCTCCAGTTGGGTGCGATTTCGATGTTCACGAAGACTACTCTTTAGGTAAATTTGAGAAGATGTATGGTCATAACTTGGAAGAAGTTGGGTAGTATTGAGTTTCCTATTTTTGCTCTTCCTTCATCAAACTGGGAAGAGCAAGATGGACTACTATTTATAGACAATAGAGTAGTAGATGATAGAAACATGCCAGGCAAAACTATTGGCATGAGACGACTACAAACCCCTATAAAAGACTTAGTACCACTTCGAGGCTCTATTGCGGCTCCTGTGTCTTTAATTCGCCAGACCAGAATAAAAACTTTCATAGATAACGTTGGAACTCCGTTTATCTATGAAAAAACCACTTCGAGTTCCTTAAAATACTACAAGATAAGAAAAATAGAACGCAAAGATATTGCTTCTGTCTTGTGGCTAAAAGGAGTGTCTTTTCCATTTAAAGTCCCTCGCCCACCTAATGAAGGTTTTACGTGGGCGGGAGTGCTACATTTAAAAGACATTCCATGGCTATTATATGAGTATTCAGAGACTGCAAAATCTGACACTCGAAGAAAAGTATAAATTTATGGCAAGAAAAAATAGAACTCTAAACTCATCTGGGCTAGTATTACACGATATTGAGCCTTTAACACGGAACCAAGTCTTAGCTTTTGAAAGCGAAAGAAATCTAGTTCTACATGGTGTAGCGGGAACAGGAAAAACTTTTATCTCTTGTTATCTTGCATTTGACGATATGACAAAAGGTTTGTATAAGCAACTTATAATCATACGAAGTGCAGTTCCAACAAGAGATATTGGATTTTTGCCTGGAAGTGAAAAAGAGAAGGCTTCTGTATATGAAGAACCCTACAAAGATATTGCAGTAGAGTTGTTCCAAAGAGGAGACTCCTATGAGATTCTTAAAACAAAAGGCTTACTTCATTTTATGACTACTTCATATCTACGAGGTATCACACTTAAAGATGCAGTCATAATTGTGGACGAGTGTCAGAATATGTCATTTCATGAGCTAGATTCAATCGTAACTCGTGTTGGCACAAACTGTAGAATTGTTTTTTGTGGAGACTTTCGACAGGCAGACTTGCATAAGAATGGTCTGCAAGAGTTTATACGAATATTGAAAGCTATGGATCAATTTGATTTAATAGACTTTGAGATAAAGGATATTGTACGCAGTGACTTTGTAAAAGATTACATCACTGCAAAAACGGACTTGGGTTTGTGAAGGCAGTAATAAGCAATAGAATTTATTTAGAAGTAACAGATGAGTATAAAGACTTTCTTAGTAAAGAACTTACTTATACAATTCCTTCCTACAATCCTACAGACCCACCTCTTGTGATAAAAAATATGTCACGAATAAAGTCGGGTCTGGTTAGTATTCCTGTGGGTAGAACTGATCTAATCCCTGAAGACTACGAAATTGTAGATAAGAGAGAGGTTATAGAAGCAGACTTTCCAGATTTTAAGTTTGATTTAAGAGAAAGCCAAAAAGCAGTCTATGATGAGTTGAATGATAACGCTATAATAAATGCTTGGGTTAGTTGGGGCAAGACTTTTACAGGTCTTGCTATAGCTGGCAAACTAGGCCTAAAAACACTTGTAGTAACACACACAGTCCCTTTACGGAATCAGTGGGCAAAGGAGGTAGAAAAAGTATATGGATTTAAGCCTAGCATTATTGGAAGCGGTAGCTTTGACCTTTCTGGTCCTGTGGTTATTGGCAATACTCAAACTTTGTATCGTAACCTTCCCGCGATACGTAAAGTATTTGGCACAATTATCTTGGATGAAATGCACCATGTCTCGTCTCCAACGTTTTCTAAAATCATAGATACAAACTATGCTAGATACAAGATAGGACTATCTGGGACTATAGAAAGAAAAGATGGAAAACATGTAGTCTTTCGAGACTATTTTGGGCATAACATATTTAAGCCACCAAAAGAAAACTTTATGCCGCCAAGTGTTCACATACTAAACTCAGAAATAAGGTTTATGGATGGAGCAAGAATACCTTGGGCTAATAGGGTTACTGCTTTAGCAAATAACGAAGAATATCGACACACCATTGCTTTGACTGCTGCGGCCTACGCCGCAAAAGGTCATAAAGTGCTGGTGGTGAGCGATAGAGTGCATTTCTTGAAAGCCTGCGCCGAACTGGCTGGAGAAGATGCAATATGTGTTACGGGTGAGGTTTCGCATGAGGATAGAGAAACGTACATATCTGAAATCAGAGATGGAAAAAAGAATATTCTATTTGGTACGCAAGCTATCTTTTCTGAGGGAATCTCCGTAAATAACTTAAGTTGCCTCATTCTTGGTACACCTATCAATAATGAACCTCTCCTCACGCAACTTATTGGACGAGTGATACGAAAAGAGGAGAATAAGAGAGATCCAGTGATCATAGATATACATCTAAAAGGAAACACTGCAAGAAAGCAGGCTTCTAATCGCATGGGTCATTATATGAAACAGGGTTACACAATTAAACAACTGTAAAAAAATAGTTCTTGACATTAATGGTATTTTTTAGTATAATATATGTTCTTATTTGATTGGGTGAAAATCTACGACGCCTCCCAAGGTAATGTCGTTGAGATTGTACGAATTTTTAGGATGAT